ATGTTGGACACATTGCTGATCTAGAGTCTCAGATGATCAGCTGGGTTCCAGGAGAAGGAAAATCTCCTGACCGAGTTGATGCACTTGTTCACGCACTCACAGCTCTGCTCATCAAACCACCTGCCGGATTTAGCGGAGGAAAAATAAGAGCCAAGTCTATGTCAGACCGCAAGATTGGAATTCAGAATCCAAACCGCGGTGGCGGAATCTTCCGAGTACGATAATGCGAATCACTGTAGATGTTTTCCCTGCACACGTTGCAATCATTGCTCCCGGAGAACTAGAGACTATTGACCTACTCAAATCCGACCCACCTACTAAAAGGTGCAACCTACGTTCAAACAGCTCGCGTTGTTATGACCGAAACAGATATCTTCATTGCTATCGATAGTCCTCAAGGTCCAGTAATTGCGTTCATGGAAACTTACACAAGAGAGAACTATTACCAGCCAGTCTCAAAGGCAGATGACCACCGAGTCATTACGGACACTGGAAAAATGGTAGCTTTCAAAAAAGATGAAAACTGCGGTTGCGGTTCACGTCTACGCGGATGGAATCCATACAAGACTGTAACCTCCATAAAGGGGTAGACTGTAAAGATGCTTCCCGTAATAGACCCTTTTCTTTTTCTGCTTCTATCCTTAGGGGCGTTTAGACTAACGCGTTTAATAACAACCGACGCTATTACAGAACCTCTACGCCAGAAGATCTGGTCTAAGTTCCCTCCAAATACCTTCCTCGGCTATCTGATTACCTGTAACTGGTGCTTTGGAATGTATGTATCCATATTGTTTGCTGTAGGGTATTTCTTAGTACCAGCAGTAATGTATGTGGTATCATTAGTACTGTCCATATCAGCGGTTATAGGGCTAATTTCTAATAAGTTAGACTAGCCCGCCTCGCAAGCAGGGAGAACGAATACCCTTGGGTATCTTTAGACGTAACTCTAATAACGGAAACGGTAACAACAACCGTAACGTTTCTAACGGAAACGGTAGACTCCGTGCCAGTGCTGCATCTGCTGGAACTAACCGCACTCAGGTTGCTCCTGGTGTATCTGTAGATTCTTTCGGAATCGTATATGCAGAACCTCAAGCTTTTAACGCACCACGTCCACTGACAGCTGCTGCAGTTCAAATTAAAATTGGTGACCCTCAGGAAGCTCAGCTTTTCAAGGCACGTCGTCAGTCAGCTGCATCTAGCTGGCAGTCAGAGGCGTGGGAATACTACGACGCAATTGGTGAAATCAAATACGCCTTCAACCTAGTTGCCAGCGTTGTCTCACGCATTCGTCTTTACACTGCTGTTGTAGAGAGTTCAGCTGAAGCACCTATTCCAGTTGATAAGTCAACAGTTATTGATTCAGACCTAGGAGCTGCTGCAGAGCGTGCACTAAACCGTCTTAGCAGTGCTTACGGTGGTCAGCCAGGTCTTCTTAAGGATGCTGCACTAAACCTGCAGGTTACTGGTGAATGCTACCTAGTTCAGATTCCAGAGCGTATTGGCTCTCAGCTCCCAGAAACCTGGGACATGAGATCAACTGATGAACTTCAGATCGACTCTAAAGGTAACTATGTTATTGTTCCTCGCCGTGAAGTATCTTCTGGAACTTCCGGTCTGGGAAGTGGATCTATTGGATCAATTCGACTCCCTAAAGACGCATTTATTGGTCGCGTCTGGAAGGCGCACCCACGCTACAGCCAGGAGGCTGACAGCTCGCTACGCGGTCTACTAGACCTCTGCGCTGAACTACTTCTACTTAACCGCACCTTCCGTGCCACTGCACGTTCACGCCTCAACGCTGGAGCTCTTTACCTTCCGGACGGTCTAAGCGTTGCATCTTCTCCTGACCCTGACTACCCTTACGATGAAGAGGGTAATTACAACGAGGTCTACAATACTGAAGAAGCCGCTGATGACTTTGAAGACCAGCTTATCGATGCAATGACCACTCCGATTAAGGATGAAGACTCAGCAAGCGCCGTAGTTCCACTTATTATTCGTGGACCTGCAGAACTTGGTGACAAGATTAAGCAGTTCAAGTTCGAGCGTTCATTCGATGAGAACCTAGTTGCTCGTGCTGATCGAGTTCTTGAGCGCATTATGCAGGGTCTTGATGTTCCAAAAGACATCGTTACTGGACTTGCCAATGTTAAGTACTCAAATGCTATGCAGATTGACGAGAGTCTATACAAGGCTCACATCGAGCCTCTAATGCTTTTGATTGTTGACGCTCTAACAGTTGTATACCTGCGTCCATATCTTAAGTCTCTCGGATACCCAGAGGAGAGCGTAAACCGCCTCCACATCTGGTATGACCCAAGCCTTGTAGCAACTCGTAATGACCGCGCTGCTGATGCAGATGCTGGATTTGACAAGCTTGCAGTCAGTTACGAGACCTGGAGACGTGCTCACGGATTCTCAGACCAAGATGCCCCAACCCCTCAGGAACTGGCTCTTCGTTTGATTATCAATAAGGGGACAATTACCCCGGACCTAACAGAAGCAATGCTTAGCGCCGTGGCTCCAGAGATTATGGACATGACTAAGAGTATTCAGCAACAGAACTCAGTAGCGCCGATTCCACCAGAGCTTGCACAGGCTCTACAAGGTCAGCCAGCTGCTGCTCCAGAAGGACAATCCACAACCCCACCCGCAGGGCAAGCCCCTGCTCTAGCAGAACCAAAGGCATAATATGTATGAAGAAGTAAACGCTCCAGAGTTTGATATAGATGCTATTCAGGAGTATGAAACAGAAGAATCAGTTGTTCCAGAGGTTAGCCCTAAAGCTGAGCTTGCAGAAAGTCTTGCGCACCTACTGGCTGACACTGTAGCCCTCAGCCACATTGCGCAGGGATACCACTGGAATGTCACTGGACCAGACTTCAAGGAGATGCACGCTTTCTTCTCAGAGATCTATGGAGACCTGGACGGTGCTATTGACCCTCTAGCAGAAAACATAGTTAAGCTCGGATATGACGCTCCATATTTCCTAGGAGATTTTGAAGCTCTAAGCTGTATCAAGGATATTGCACGTATTGAAGACGGCTACGCCAAGGAAATGATTGAGTCATTATTCGAACTGAATGGTCACCTAATTGGCTGTGCAAAGAGCGCATTCAGTGTAGCTAACGGAATCAATGAGCAGGGTATTGCAAATTTCCTTGCAGAGCGCATCGACATGCACCAAAAGTGGAACTGGCAGCTAAAGGCTACGCTAGGTCTTAAGTAGTTAAATTAACTGCCCTGTTTACACCAAGCAGGGCAGTTTTTTCTGCTTCACTCAAATCAACATTCAAATTATTCTATAAAATTGAGATAGTGCTTTATTAGCACTCATTTACTATTATCACGTAGAGGATACATATGTCCAACGAACTTGACCCAATCGTAGCGGGTATCGGATTTAACGATGGTGCTAACAAGGGCTTCTGGCGTCACCAGCCTCGTGACCACAAGAAGCGTTGGATGGAGATGGGTGCCGAAGCCCGTGCTCTATTCAAGAAGCTCCGTGCCGATGGAACCGTTGAAGAGTTCAGCGCGATTGGTAAGGTTGTTGGTTCAACTGGTAGCGCAGACCAGGCTCGTATCCTCATTAAGGGTAATCCTAATCTCAAAGATGGCGTCTATGCCGTTAACTCTGATAGCTTGGAATCCATCAAGGCTCAGCTATCGGCTGAATATCTAAAGTCTCAGGGTATTGACCCTAATGCAGATAAGTTTGGTAATGATGTTGGAGGTCTTGTGCCTCAGGATCTTGCAACTACAGAGACTGCTGACATCACACCTGGTGACCTAAACCTAGCTGATGGCGGGACTGCTACCCCTGAGGGTAAAGAGATGTCTCAGTACAAAGACTCTGCAGAAGGTAAAGCTAGAGATGCTGCAGATGCTAATGGTTCTCCTGCACCAGCTACACCAGCTGCACCAGGTGACTCCCATGATCAGGCAATAGCCAATGCATGGAACGACGCTATGAACGGTGGAACTCCTACCGTTGATATAGTAATCAATGC